ACTTTATCTTGATAGTATTTAAGATAAGCATTCATTTGTATTTTGCCATCCACCATTAATCTATCGTAGATATGTGGGTGCATTTCTTTTGTAGATACTCCATTTAAATAAGCGGTATAGCCTTTGTTTACTTCCTTATTCCAATCCTCTTGTTTCTCTGGATATCGTTGGTCATATATTGTAACATCTGGCGTAAGTATAGGGGATTCATAGTAGGAGCGTTGATTTCCTTTTCTATTGGTGTAAGTACGAACCCAATCTAAAAGTGTTTCGGGGTCTGCTGAATACACTTTACCGAAATCCCCAGTTATACCTTGCTCAAAGATATTGACAAGTTCGTTCAAAGATATTTCTGGGTATCTCTTTTTTACAACCTTCATTACAAGTTCTTCCGATTCATCGGATACTTTTTTGAATTGTCTTAAATACTCAAATGCGGGGTTATTCATAGTTCAGATAGTTTTTTGTTTCCTAAGATAGAAAGTTTTTGTTTGATTGATTCCTTTGACGGCTCTATTTTTGTTCGTGCTATCCATCCACTAACTGAGTGCCTCCAAGATTTCATTTTGTTTTTACCTACAAACCATCCAACACTTTCGTAGTAATCAATAAATCGTTTGGCTTGATACGAGGCGGTTTTTTCATCCCACTTATTTAACATCTCTTCCTTAACTTGTTCTTCCGTTGGCTTATTAAATCCTTTACCTTGTACTTCTTTGGTTTGATAATCTACATCGTACTTGGAAAGCAAATCTATAACTTTTCTATGAATAGGACTTGATGGATTTAACTCTGTTCCGTATTGAAACTTTACAAAGTCAATGCATAATATTTTACCATCTGATAACCTCTCAAACTGATTTCCGTTATCTATATTTAAAAGCATTTCTTCATCTACTTTGCTTCCGATTACATAAGTTGCTAAAGTAAAGTTAGGCTTCCAGATTCCAGCTAAATCGCATTTATCCCTAACATATTTAACCAAACACTTCTCTGTTGGAGTGCAAGACATAAACCATTCTTTCTCCCAGATATCTGTATCAACGAATCGTTTTGGCATTTTCATAGTATTTTAAATTGCTTAAAAAATCAATATCGCTCTCGTATCTTACAAAGGGTACTTCGTGTAAAATTAACCTTTTAACATCAGTATTGATATTAATTTGTTTAGCATATTCTTTTACTTTTTCATAGTAAGGATAAAAATAAAAGTCCTTTGTTTTAATGTAGTATTCAATTGTTTTGCGTTGGCTAGATAATGGGGAGTGGTCAGAATAGCCAACCATTGAGGCTACTTCTTTTATTCTTAATGGGAAGTGCATAAAGATAAAATAGGAAAGTGCTTGTCTTATTGAGGCTAGGCTAACATCTTTGCCTTTTCTTGATACTGACCTATTGGGAAAGCCAGATTTCTTTTTCTTTAAATCTTTCATTGTGATTCCGTATTCCTCACAAATCATTTCAATTAGTTGTGTTGCTTGTTCGTGGTTGTTCATAGTATTAGTTTGATTGGTATTAAAACTCCATCGCTAGTATTGTTATCGCCACCTTTAACAAAGCCATCTATTTGGTGAACGATGCGACAAAGTTCTTTTAATTTTTCCGTATTAACAATAAGAGAGTAGGATTTTTCTTTAACTAAAAATATCCAGTAGTTTGCTTGAGTGGTAGATATTCCCGATGCTTTGCCTCTGGAGTAAACTTCGATAAATAAATTCCCTGTTAAGTGAGCCATTCTGTCAAACTTCACTTCGACCTTTGTGCCATCAGAGAATACTTTTTTTACCCAATCTTCGGCTTTCTCTCCAAAATCTAAATCGTAGTAAAAGCTATTTGAGTGTTTCATATTGTTGTATTGCTTTAAATATTTGATAAACTACTTGTGGTACTATTGCATTTCCGTATGCTCCGTTTGATTGATTGACCCAGTTTTGAAAGGTAATTCTGTCCAATTGTAAGGAAATCCCATCAATGTCGCTGATAAGCGGGGATTCGCAAATAATTTCCTGTTCTCCTGTTTTCCTGATTTTAAATATATCTCTGTCAAGAACCAGGTAAAACTCGTTCCTATCTTTACACCTGATTTTCTCATCCCATTGTTTTGTAATTTCATCTTTACACTTTCCCATTGATTCCCTTGCCACTTTGTTTGAGTGGGCAATAAACCAAACCCTATCTCTTTTTTGCGGTGAATTAACGGAACAAGCTGGAAGTACATACGGCCATACTTCGTACCCTTCAGCTTCCAGGTCAGTTTGCACCTCGTGGAATACCAACCCTTCATTCCAATTAACAAGGCCGAATACGTTTTCGCCCACAACCCAACTTGGTTTAACTTCTCTAATGACTCTAAGCATTTCTGGCCAGAGGTGACGGTCATCTTCTTTACCAAGTCGCTTTCCTGCGACTGAATAGGGTTGGCAGGGGAATCCTCCGGTAAGAACATCAATTTGGTTTGCATAATTAGTAAAATCGGATTTTGTTATATCTGTAAATAATTCAGCATTAGGCCAATAATATTTAAGGACTTTTTGACCAAACTCATTCCATTCGCAATGAAATTTATTCTCCCAACCCATCCATTCCGCTGCTAGGTCAAAGCCTCCAATACCGCTAAATAATGAGCCGTGTGTCATTTGTAGGTTTCTATTATGATTTCTAATTCATCCCTTGACCATTTCTTTGTTCGTTGTTCGGCTTCTGCTTCCAATCTCAAAACAAATTCTTCGCCATACCTTTTAACCAATCCTTGTCGATATTTAATTAAGTTACCAGATAGATACATATTGCAGCGAATACATTGTCCGTTGGTGTTAAAATAACCGATATCGTGGGGTAAAGCAAATCTTAAAGCAGAGTGTTGTCCTTGTGAAAAGTAATGTCCTGCTTGTTGTACTTCTGCTCCACAACTTATACAACCAAGTTCCTTGTCTCGCTCTCGGATATGAGCGTTGAATTTGTCTTGAGCCTTCTTTAGTAATTTGGGAAGGGGAATTAGTTTAGCCATTAGAACGGAAGGTCATTTGGTGGAGTGTTATCGTGAGTAAATTTCTTGTCTGGCTTTTGCTTAAATTCAGATTCCTCTGGCTTCCAAGTATCAATTGAAATTGAAACATCTTTGCCGTATTGGTCTGGCTCTGCCTTTACGTTAATGTTTACTTTGATAAATCGGCTACCATTATACTCTTGGATATGTTCTTTTATTTTGTCCAAGTTAATAGAGGCTTGTAGCCAAGTGTCTGATTTTTTCTTACCGCTTCCGCAGTAGATTTTTGGTTGTTTTTCCATTGTGTTTAGATTGTTTCGTAAATTAATTCTTTTTTGTCGGGTAATCCTTCTTCTTCGATGTGCTTAGCGAATGTAAGTGCTTTTTTGTAAACTACATCCTCGTTTTCTAATTCAAAAGGAAATGCTTTGATATAACTTTCAAATTCCTCTTTGACTTCATAAACGCAGTACATTTTGTGCTGAAGGGTAACTTCTCGGTAAATTTTTAGTTTCATAGTTTTAAATTTGATTCGAAGTCGGTAAGAGATTCGAACTCTCATTCTCTGCCAAAGCAAAGGTGTTACCAATTACACTAACCGACTTTCCTTTTAGCCTTGCATTTGCTTTCTAAATTGCAAAGCCTTACGGAGCGAAGTAAAGTTTTTACTTACTCGGATTCCGTTGGATTGAACTCGTACTCGGTACGAATTTCCTTCTCTCTGAATGTTGGAAGGGTTTTTTGCTTTCATATAACAGGGGTTTAGTAAAAGATGCTTCTTATATCGAAATCTGTTTCTATTGCTTTATCTACTATTTGTTCATCTACCCAATCAGAGCCTTCAATCCATAAAATATTCCAATCGTATTCATCAGCCTCAAAAGGTTCTATCCTACCAACATACAAACTAAATTCAACTCTTGCCCGAATATCTTCGTATTCTTCGGTCTCTGGATTAAAGACAGTTAAAGTGATGTTTTCGGTTCTAGTCATTATTTTAAATTTACGGATATAGTAGTTGTAGATGTTTTATTAGGTGGGTATAAAGTTACTACTTCATCTTCAATCAAAGTTTCTAATCCTTGACTTGGAATAGTTTTTAAAAATTTTTCTCTTGCCTTTATTTCATCTTCTAAAACAATCAATTTGTTTTTTAAGTTATTGTAGAGCGAATCTTGGCAAACCGAATAATCATATTTAACACCCATTTCTTTTATTTCAAATTTAGCGTTGTAATGCTCAAAGGTCTTTCCGTATTTATAGGCTTCATCTAAAGTTAGTTCTTTATAATTTGGGTGACTTGTTATCTGCTTTATTAAGTCCTCTAAACACTTTACTTGTAGATGTAACTTTAAAGGGTTTAAGAGACCTTCCTTTGCGTTATTTATTACCGCTTGAGCAAACTCTTGCCTTTCGGTTTTAGATGTCTCAAATAGGCTTAAATCGGTTTGGGTAGCTATATTCATTTTATAGTTTTTTTGAGGTGGTTGTTAATGTCCTTTTGACTTGGGTTCGGTATGGCATCAAATACTTGATTAGAGGCTAAATCTTTAAATGCCCTATCGTAATCATCACTAGTTAAAATGCCTGTAATACGAATATACAATTTATCCCGAACCTTTCCTTCGTAAGAGGAAGTTTCTAATAAAGCAAGTAGTTCATCTCTTTTATTGTCTCCGACTTCATCTTTAATAAAATCCATTTCTTCGGCAGGAGTAGCCTCAAAACCTGCGGCTTTCATAAGCCAAGCCAGAATGTTACGATAGGCTTTACCTACTGCTCTTGTTTGAGCCATTGATGCGATTGCGTATTCATCGAATCTTCTCTTTGAGTTTTCTTTATTTGAACAAACTGCGTAGCCTCTGGAAAGTACAACCGAATCGGTAAGGCGAATAACCTCAACCATTGCTTCGTACTTTAATTCGGTATCGGTAGAAAGATTCTTAACTTCTCTAACAACAGGGATAAGTCCTAATTGACTACCTGCAAATTGCCAAGCCTCAACTAAAGGATAGTTTTTGCCTTGAATATTAGCGGTTAGTTTTCGCTCTGTAACGAATGTTTGAAGGGTAGAAGCAACTTGTAGTGCTTCGTTTGGTTTGGTTAGTTCCATTGTTTAAATTTTTTATATAGTGAATGTAATTCAAAAAATACACAT